GCCGCGATGAAGAAGTGGCTTAACGATCCAGACAACGAATTGTTCAGGACTCGCAAAGGTAAAGTCTAATGGCGATTACGAACTACGGTGAATTGAAGAGCGCAGTTGGCGACTTCCTTAACCGTTCAGATTTAACATCGGTGATCCCTACGTTCGTCGATTTCGCGGAGGCAGAGTTCAATCGGATTCTGCGTATCCGTCAAATGGTTGCCCGCGCAGAAGCTGTGATAGACTCTCGCTTCAGTGCTGTACCGGCTGACTTCTTGGAAGCTAAGGACTTGGTGATTGTTACGGGAAATCCGGTGACACCGTTAGAGTTCGCGACTCAGCAGGAGATAGCACAACTTAGAAATACAACCATCACGAGCGCGGGCAAGCCTAGATATTTCAGTGTTGTTGGCGGACAGTTTGAGTTCCTACCAACGCCTGATGCTGAGTACAGTTTAGAGATGACGTACTACGCGAACATCACACCACTCGCGAACGACTCAGATACAAACTGGCTATTGACAGCTTATCCGGACCTTTACCTGTATACTTCGCTTATGCACTCGGCTCCTTATTTAAAGGACGATGAGCGGATTGCAATATGGGCGAACCTCGCTCAAAAAGCGAAGAGTGAACTGGTTGAGTCGGATCAATCAGCGTCTTACGCGGGTTCTACACCACGGATCAGAGTTAGGAGCTTTGGATAATGAGTTTTTCAAACTATCTTGAAACAGAAGTTTTAGATCATGTGTTCGGCGGAAACGCTTACACTGCACCGGCAACGCTTTATTTGGCGTTACACACAGCAAGTCCTGCTGAAGACGGATCTGGGACTGAAGTGTCTACGTCAGGGACAGCGTATGCTCGCCAAACGGTGACCTTCACTGTGTCAGGAAACACAGCGACAACGGATGCAGTTGTTGAGTATTCAACCGCGACATCATCTTTTGGTACGGTGACACACGTTGGAATCTGGGATGCGTCAACAGCAGGAAACCTTCTTGCGTATGCCGCGTTGACTAGCTCAAAAGCAATCGACACTGGCGACGTATTCCGCGTACCAACTGGCGATCTCGACATCACACTGGACTAATCGATGGCTTACGTTGATAGCAGTGGCTACGCATACGGCACGTCGTCGTATGGCTCAGATAGTTGGGGATCGGCTGACTTTCAGACTCAAGTTAGTGCAACTGCTTCGACGTCATGCTCTGCAACGAAAGTTCGTGAAGGCGATTCTGCGATTGCGGCATCCGCTTCGACGACATCGGCTTGTGAGCGGGTACGCGAACAATCAGCAATCGTTAGTGCGGCATCAACTAACACTGCCTCTGCGGTGTTCACGATTTCTGCTTCTGCGTCCACAAGCGCATCGGCAACGAATACTGCAACGATTGAGCGTGTTCGTAACATTACCGCACTACAATCAGTGACTTCATCGTTCTTAGCGGTAGCGCGTGAACTGTGGGAGCCGATACCCACATCGGCAGAAACATGGAGTACAATACCAGAAACATCTGAGACTTGGACAAAGGTGGCTTAAATGGCTGATACCACAACCACAACTTATGGATTAACGAAGCCCGAAGTCGGCGCGTCAACGGATACTTGGGGTACTAAACTCAACAATAACCTTGATAGCATCGATGATCTTCTGGATGGAACGACTGCCATTGCCCCTAATCTAACTGAAGGTTCTTGGGAAGTTGGCGGGACAGCGGTGACTGCAACTGCGGCTGAACTGAACTATCTTGATCTAACAACGCTTGGAACGTCTGAGGCGTCAAAGGTAATTACTGCTGACGCGAACAACGACACAGTAGTTTCCGGCGCGGTACGAGGCACGATCACCACTGTCACTAGCTCATCTGGCACTGCCACGTTTGACATGAGTACGACAAACAACTTTGAGATCACGACAAGCGAGAACATCACATCGTTTGTGTTCAGCAACTTTGTTGAAGGGCAGTCGGGCAACATCTACCTGAACAATGCAGGACACACTATCTCTGCGGCGGCAACCACTTACATCAACTCTGCTGATCTATCGACTATCAGCACCACTGGGAAGTATTGGTTGAGTTACTACTGCGTTGATGCAACTGCATCTGCTGAGATTGTTCTTGTCTCTGTAACTCCTGCGTTGACTGGCTCAGGAGCTTAATATGTCGCTGATTCAAGGTGGATCACACAAGGTCAACACGACATCGTTCTACCCCAAGACCATTGACCAGTCTTTGCGGTTTGAAGATGGTGATAATGCGAACCTTAGCAGGACAATATCTACTACGTCTAACAAGAAAACGTACACACTAAGTGCTTGGGTAAAACTTGGAAATTTGCCAAGCGCATCAACAACAAGTGAAATCTTTACTGCGGGAACATCTGCATATGTCTATATTCGGTTGGATGGTAATGATAACATTCAGATTGGATATTGGACAGGAAGCTCACACGCATATCGCCTGATTACAACACAGGTTTTTCGTGATCCATCTGCGTGGTATCACATTGTTGTTGAAACAGATACAACTCAGGCAACTTCATCTGATCGCTTAAAACTATACATCAATGGTGTACAGGTAACAGCTTTCTCAACTGAGACTTATCCAAGCCTTGACTATCAAACAACAATCAACACATCTGGGCAAACAAATTACATCGGAACGAATTACGCAGGGTCTAATGACTTTGACGGCTACCTAGCCGAAGTCCACTTCACAGACGGTACAGCCTACGATGCTGATGCGTTCGGTGAGTTTAAGAACGGTGTGTGGGTGGCTAAGACTCCAGATGTCACCTACGGTACGAATGGGTTCTATTTAGACTTCCAAGACGATACAGAGGTTGAGGCGTTCAATACTGTTCTGTATCGAGGTAATGGTGGTACGCAGTCGATCACTGGTATGGGATTTCAACCTGACTTGATCTGGCTAAAAGAACGTAATAACGCAACAAACCATGAACTGCATGACGTTATTCGTGGGCCAACGAAACAATTGTTCAGCAACTCTACTGCGGCTGAAGATACTGATGCTAACTCAGTAAAATCGTTTGACTCTGATGGATTTACTTTAGGCTCAGGCGGAGCTACTAACGGCTCTGGTGACTCTTACGTTGCTTGGGGTTGGAAAGCAGGTGGATCATCTAATACATACAACGTAGATGGTACGGGCTACGCTTCAATGACAGCCGCAGGACTAACTGATGGTGATGTTGCTTTGACTGGG